GCAGTTCGCACGTCGTACACCACTCAAGGCCCCTACACTATTCAACAGGCAGAGGGACACTCTCACTGCCGCCACTGTCGCTGAGACCAAACCGGGTCGCTGGGAAGGCGTGGCTCTGATTGACTTCGCCTCCATGTACCCTAGAATCATACTCGATGCCAACCTGTGTGTCACCACGAAGCGACGTGGCGGTGGGATGGACATCAGGAGCGTGGGCAATGGCACACACTGGGACAAGAGCAAGGTCGGCATCCTACCTGCAATCGTCAATGACATGATGGAACTCAGGAAAGAGTACAAGCAGAAGATGAAGGATGCAGAGACGGAAGATGAGGCTTTCCAATACGACATGCTACAACTAGCAGTCAAGGTGGCAACGAATGCCATGTACGGTTACGTCTCACAGAGGAGAGTCGGTGGTGGATGGATAGACCCGGATGTCGGTGCGACTATCACTTACTACGGCAGGAAGTGCATAGAGACCCTGCTGACTGAGAGTGAGGCCATGGGTTATCGAGCGCTCGCTGGTCACACTGACTCGGGTTACATTCAGATTCCATTCGATGAAGTCGAGGACCTTATATCGCAACTGAATAAGGTGATACGCAATAAGTTCGACTTACCTACGATGAAGTTGGAGTTCGAGGCTTACTTCGACTTCTGGACCACTGCTGACGTGAAGAACAGAAACTTCGGCATCATCACTTGGCCTGAGAACAAGAAGGGCACGATGAAGGTGACTGGGTTTGCGCTCAAGTCATCCAATGCCTCACCACTGACGAAACTCGTACAAGGCAAGGTGTTCGACATGGTGGGCAACGGGCATGACGAGGAGGAGGTAAACCAAACCATCAGGCCCATAGCAGTGAGCGCTCTCAAGGGCGAACTGAGCGTGGATGAGTTAGCCCCCTACGGTCGCATAGGGAAGGAGAAGTACGAGGGTACCCCTCCGATGGCAGTCAGGGGCGCGTACTACTACAACGAGCACATCAACCCAGATATGCCCTATAGAACCGGAGACAGTGTACGCTGGTTGTATGTGGTGGGTACCCCGGAGAACAAACCGAATACCAATGTGGTTGGGTTCAGGAACTCTGAGGAGATAGAGGGCTTTGAGATAGACTATCCCGTTGTAGTGGAGAAGTTCATCAAGGCTAAGTTGAAGGTGTTATACTCCGTACTCGGATGGGATTTGGACGAAGCCTCAGGGGCATCCAAGCCGAAGAAATACTGGTGATTGAAATGAGCAAGATAGAAGACAATGTGATAATAAAGATAGCAAGAAGATGCGTGGCTGGACTGGACAAGTATGGCACTACGATGGAGCGCACCGACTTGTCCAAGAAAGAGTGGTTGATACATCTACAAGAGGAACTGATGGATGCCTGCGTGTATCTTGAGAGATGCATACTGGAGGAAGAGGAGTGACATGGCTAACAAGTACAGAGGGAGATACTGCTCCATATGCAAGAAGCAGAGGAACCTTGCATGGGACCCGAAGAAGGAACGATGCTACGACTGCATAATCAAGGAGGGTTTGTGATGTTGTCTCAGTGTTCGTGTGGGTGGCAGGGTCTCACTGATACGTACATGCCACAAGGCGTTCCCACATGTCCCAATTGCCGGAAGCCGTTCACCAAGATGAGATGCGAGGGGTGTTCAGATTGAAGTTCAACCCGAATGAGGTCTCCCTCTTGGAGAGGGGTGCGGAAGCACACACTGCTGAATTGCTTGAGTCGTACAAGTCGAGTGCATACAACTGGCAGCCCGGCATGGTGGACGAAGACGGTAACGCTGTCAAACTGAGAGTGACCAAGAGTACCGTCGGTGATTACTCTTGGTGCCCTCTACAATACAAATTCAAGAACATACTAAAGTTACCAGAACAAGAAAACGATGACATGGTTAGAGGTACCAACGTACACAACATCGTAGAATATTTCTGGGACAATGTGGATGATGTTCTACCAGAAGTATTGTCACTAATAGAGAGTGATAAGAAAATGGTAGCCAAAGAAAAGATGAAGAGCATCGTCCCAAAGCCTCCCACACCGTACCAACTCGGTGAGGAGGAGGTCATAGACCAGTGGTTGGATTGGCAATGGAACAGACTGCTAGTCACCAACGGAGAGAACTGGAAGGCAGTTGGTAACGAGGTATCTGCCCATGCCATGCTAGACGTGGAGATTGATGGTGAGATGATACCAGTTCACATGCGCGGTTTCATTGACACAATCTTCTCCGATGGTGATGGTGGTTTCATACTCATGGAGTTGAAGACAGGCAAGTGGACGCTCAAGACCGCCAAGAAGATGAGGGAGGAGATGCAGTTCTACCGACTCATGCTTGAGGAGGGCAACTACGCCGAATTCCTACCCGTCACCCACTGGGCGTGGGAGTTCCCGAGAGGTTGGGCGAACAACGGCGTCAAGGCCGAGTGGGAGATAGAGGAACTAGGTAGCAGGAAGACCAGTTACGCACCTAGGACAGTGATGAACAAAATCAAGAGTGTGGTCAAAGCACACATCAATAACGAGTTTGAGCCTAAACCGTTTTCTTACCCTAAGCCTGATGGCTCTAGGGAGTGGAATTGCACGTGGTGCTCTTTCATGGAACTTTGTCCTGCTTGGAATGGAGGGAATAATGATGAGGAATGAAATGAAGAAAAAGATGGAAAGAACAGAGGAGATTCTGGATAGAGATATGAAGAATCTGGAGAAGCACGTGATATGGAGCACGTTACCCGAAGGGCAGTGGTATAACTTCAAAGTGAGTCTGCAAATGACCCTTGATGCGTATACCGATGATGGAGATGCAGGAGGGTATTTCCCTGTGTTGAATCTGACGATTGACCCTAGAGTGCTCATGAATAAATATCCTAGTGACCTCGCTCGGTGGATTAGACATGATTTCGATAAGAAGTACAGAAATGAAGAGTGGTATGCAGAGTAAGGTGTGGTGATGTCATGCCATTCGTACCACTTGATTTCCCTAGAGAAGTCCTAGAAATCAGTGCTTACAACAGGCACGGTGGGCGACGAATCGTCAGGAACTGGGAGGAACTGGAGAAGTACTGGAAGGGCAAGAATGGAGCGGGCAATGCCTACTTCACCGCATACGGATACAGGAAGACCCAGCCGCCCAAGCATCACAGAGCCGAGTACAACTCCGCCATAGTCAGTCACTTCGTAATGGACTTCGACTGCAAGGACTTCCGTAGCAGAGGTGCAGACGTCGAGTTCGAGTTCATGCACGAACAGGTCAAGAGGCTGCACAAGCATCTGATGGAGAATAACTTCCTTCACTACATCTACTTCACCGGAGGTGGGTTCCACATCTGGGTCAGGCTCGTTGACACCTTCCTACCATCAGATGGATTAGAAGTCACTCAGATAAAGAGCGCGGGAAAGACACTGCTCTCAAAATGGCATGCCCTACTCGACCTTCCTTCCAATGACCCTACTGTGGCCTTCGACCTAGCAGGCATGATACGCATACCCAATTCCTACAACTCCAAGCGTGGGTGCTGGGTGACGCCACTGACCAGCGAGGAGGTCATGACCCTATCAGCAGACGATGTGTTTGAATTAGCACAGGACCCTAGAGGCGGGTACATACAACTGGGAGAGGCTCCCCTGAAACTCACACTTCCGAAAAAGAGAAACCCGTTCAAGGCTAAGAGAAAGAAGATTGGAGAGTTGCCCACAATCACTCTACACAACATGAAGATTCTCCCGTGCCTAGCACAAGCAGCCTTAGGAGAGGGCAATCCCATACATAGAGCGAGGTATCACCTAGCATCATACCTAGCAGACAGGATGAGATGGTTCTTCCCGGCAGAGTCGGTGAGTATGGAGGAGAAGGACAAGCACGTAGAGGAAATAGTGCAGATATGCTCAGAGCAGGGCTGGGTCGATTGGAACGAGGACATCACTCGAACTCAGGTTGAGAGTATAGTTTACAAGGGCTACAATCATGCGAACTGTAAGACGCTCATGGTTGAGGGTCTTTGTACGGGTAAGTGCGAGTTCTATGATGGCACAGGAGAGGATTTAGTATGATGAAATGTAAGCAATGTGGTACAAAACTGCGTGCTAGAAATCATAACAGGAAGAAGAACGGTTACAAGAGCCGTGGGCTGTGTCAGGTTTGTTGGGGGAACCCCAAAGAAGAAGACCAGTGCACTGCTATAGGCACCACCAAGAAACGGTGCAAATTGAGAAAGGCAGATGGGTCTGAATACTGTGGAATGCATGGGAGGATGAGAGAGAATGGCTGACTTACTGATTGACACTAATGAGAGAGGGAGGCTCTGTGAATCCATAATGAGAAGGGCAGCGAAGGAAGGGATGAGTGTTGAGAGAAAGACTCTAGTCGTCGGTGACTATCTCCTCGGTGGTGCTTGCATAGAAGCCAAGTCTCTATCGGACCTCTTCCAATCCATGAAGTCGGGAC